TTGCTTGTTTTCCAAGGCCAAAGTTACAGACTGACACACTCAACCATGAAATCCCAATAATGGGGCAGGGGTGCTCGGAAAATTAAGTTCCGCACCGCTCGGAATTATACTTGCCAAAAACATTTCGGGAGAATGACTGGATATATACTGATAATAGAGGTAATATAGCACCTGTGAAGGAGGTGTTATAATGCCAAAAACAGTAACAAGAGTTGGTTATCCGCCAAGGCTTATGCGGAAAAAGAGAGTTGCTGCGTACTGCCGTGTATCATCCGGCAAGGATGCAATGCTTCACTCGTTATCCGCCCAGGTCAGCTACTACAATAACCTCATTCAAAAAGAGGACGGTTGGGAGTTTGTCGGTGTGTATTCCGATGAAGCCATAACCGGCACAAAGGAAGGTCGTGCAGACTTTCAGCGTATGCTTGACGATTGCCGTAACGGAAAAATCGATATGATAATTTGTAAGTCCATCTCCCGCTTTGCGAGAAATACGCTAACGCTCCTTGAGACCGTTCGTATGCTCAAAGCTTTGGAGGTGGACGTTTATTTTGAGGAACAAAACATCCACACCATTAGTTCTGACGGTGAACTGATGCTGACAATCCTGGCATCCTATGCCCAGGAAGAAAGCAGATCCGCCAGCGAGAACCAAAAGTGGCGCATCAAAAAGAACTTTGAAAGCGGTATGCCCTGGTGCGGAAGGATGCTCGGCTACCGCATTAAGGACGGTCAGTATTACATCATCGAGGATGAAGCCGAAGTGGTACGGCGCATTTACAGAGATTACCTTGCCGGAGCGGGACCCAACCTCATAGCCATTCAGCTTACCGAGGATGGCATCCCCACAAGGAACGGTGGGATATGGCAGCCACAAACCGTTGCAAGAATTCTCCGCAACTACACTTATACGGGAAACCTTCTGCTTCAGAAAACCTTTCGTGAGAACCACATCACCAAGAAAACCATCAAGAACACCGGGCAGAAACCTCGCTACCTCGCCGAGGATGCCCACGATGCCATTATCGACCCGGTTATGTTTGATGCGGTACAAGCGGAGATTGAACGCAGAGCCAATAGCCGAAAAATCACTCCACCTGCCAAGCCTGTATTCACTTACACGGGTTTGATACAGTGTGCGAAATGCGGTAAGAACTACCGCAGAAAGACTACGAAAACCCAGGTGGTTTGGGTCTGCGCCACTTTCAACACGAAAGGTAAACGGTACTGTGCTTCCAAGCAAATCCCGGAAACAACCCTCGATACCTTGCTCGGTGAAATCACAACCGATCCGGCAAACATTAAGAAAATCATAGCCGATGATGACAACATACTGCACTTCCACCTTATTGATGGTTCGGTCATAACAAAGACCTGGGTAGACCGCTCCAGGGCAGAGTCCTGGACACCTGAAAGGCGCGAGGCAGCACGGCAAAGAGCCTATGAAAGGAGACAAGAACAATGGCAAGAGCAATTACAGTAATTCCTGCCACAAAGGACAAATTCACAGCGTTGCCGACCGCTTCCATTGCAAAGCGAAGAGTCGCAGCCTATGCTCGTGTTTCTACCGACAGCGATGAGCAGTTCACAAGTTACGAAGCCCAGATTGATTACTACACGCAGTACATCAAAAAGCGAGACGATTGGGAGTTTGTAAAGGTTTATACCGATGAGGGTATTTCAGGCACGAACACTAAACGCCGTGAGGGCTTCAACGAAATGGTGGCTGATGCCTTGGCGGGCAAGATTGATTTGATCGTGACCAAGAGCGTAAGTAGATTTGCGAGAAATACCGTGGACAGCCTCGTAACTGTCCGCACCCTCAAAGAACACCACGTTGAGGTTTTCTTTGAAAAGGAGAACATTTACACTTTCGACAGCAAGGGCGAATTGCTGATAACCATTATGTCCAGCCTTGCCCAGGAAGAAAGCCGAAGCATCTCCGAGAACGTCACCTGGGGTCAGCGTAAGCGTTTTGCTGATGGTAAGGTCAGTATGCCTTATAAGCAGTTTCTCGGCTATGACAAGGGCGAGAACGGTCTCCCGGTTATCAACGAAGAGGAAGCCGAGATTGTCCGCTTAATCTACCGACTTTTCTTACAAGGTAAGACCTCTACGGGAATTTGTAAGCACCTTATGGAACTTGGGATACCGACACCTGGCGGCAAGGCAAAATGGCGTCCAACCACGGTAATGAGTATCCTTCAGAACGAAAAGTACAAAGGAGATGCCTTATTACAGAAAAAGTTCATGGTGGACTTCCTTACAAAGAAGCAAAAGGTCAACGAGGGGGAAATTCCACAGTACTATGTTGAGGGAAGCCATCCGGCCATTATAACTGCCATTGACTTCGATATGGTACAGGCAGAAATTGCCCGTCGACAGACCCTGGGACGCGCCTACAGCGGTTCAAGTATCTTCGCCAGCAAACTTATCTGCGGTGATTGCGGAGGCTTCTACGGTCAAAAGGTGTGGCATTCAACGGATGCCTATCGCAGAGTGATTTGGAGATGCAACAGCAAGTTTAGCGGTGAAGCCAAATGCGAAACACCGACCCTTGCAGCAGAAACCATTCAGCAGATGTTCCTCAAAGCATTCAATCAGCTTATGGGCTCCCGTGAGCAAGTTCTCAAAGCCTGCGAGGCAATGCGTGAGATTGTTTCCGATTGCACCGCTTTGGATGCCGAAATTGATGCCTTAAACGATGAAATCCAGGTTGTTGCCGAACTGGTCAACCAGTGTATTAAGGAGAACGCATCCAAAGAGCAATCCCAAGAAGAATACGCTAAGAAATATAACCGCTTGGTGAAGCGGTACGAGAAAGCCACGGATCGGCTAAAGGTGGTAACCACAGAGCGTGAGAGCCGGATGCAAAGGGACCGAGAACTCCGCATCTTTATTGGCTCCATAGAAAAACAGCCCCTCGTCTTGGAAGCCTGGGACGAAGAGTTGTGGTTAACCTTACTGGAAATGGCTACCGTTCACAAAGACAACAGCATAACATTCCTATTCAAGAACGGAACAGAAATAGCGGTTCAAGCATAAACAAAAACGCCTTACAACCACGCATTTATGGTTGCAAGGCGTTTTCAAATATGCGCCACCAGGGTGTAACGCAAAGAGCACCCCCATAAGGAGTGCAGATGCGCCTTGGTGGCCGTATCTTTTTTACTTTGTTATGTTGTAGCCTCGGAGAACCTGTTTTATGGCTTTCATACTCTCTAAAAGTATCCGGCTCTCCTCTTGCGAACAATCAAAAAGGATATCCATTTCTTCCTCTGTGCTGTTCGTATTTGCTGATAAAAGGTTACCCGCAAGCAAATCATCTGCTGATACGCTTAATGCATTCGCTATGCTGAGTAGCACCTCAAGACTTGGGGCAGCTTCTCCTCTCTCAATATTGCTAATGTAGACTCTGCTTGTTTCGGCGCGTTCCGCAAGTTCCTCTTGCGATAAGCCATTCTGTTTTCTGTGGTGTCGAACTCTTGCTCCGATACTTTGACAATCCATCATTTGTTCCTCCTTTGTTTCAGAGGCCATCAAGGTGCACGTATATTAACTCTACGTCGAAAATATATCAACGCTGTATATTTCAAGGATGCAAGGTAACAATGCAAAACCCCACCCGGCACTTTGCATCCTTGACCAAATGTAAATTACTGCTTTACAAACTGCCGAAAGTGTAATTCTCGGTTTATGGTAAAGTGTAACGATGCAATTTATAATGTTAGCATCACTTTCATTGTGACTTGTAGTCTGGTTTAACAGGAAGGACACTATGATGCTTGATTTATGTGATGGTCAGTTGAAATTATATAGCAGTGTAACGGAAACCCCGGTTGATTGGCTGTGGTATCCTTATATCCCGTTTGGGAAAATCACCTTGATACAAGGTGACCCAGGGTGCGGTAAATCCACTTTGATGATGAATATTATTGCTGCCGTATCAAACGGGAGCGTTGCGCCAGATGGCAGAAAACTAAAGAAACCAATGCACGTGATTTATCAATGCTCTGAGGATGGTTTGAGTGACACCATAAAACCTCGTCTGAATGCTGCCGGTGCCGATTGTGCCAATGTAGCATTTTTGGACGAAGAGATTAATTGGGTGACGCTCAATGACGATTCCGTCCGCAGAGCCATTGCCGATTTTAATGCAAAGTTGTTGGTAATAGATCCAATCCAAGCATATCTTGGAGAAGCAGATATAGCCAGTGCTTCCGGGATGCGAAGGGTTCTGCGGCAGCTTTCTCTATGGGCAACAATGTACGATTGTGCCGTGGTTTTAATCGGTCACCTTAATAAAAAACAAAATTCAAAGGAACTGTATCGTAGCCTGGGTAGTATAGACCTCGTGGCGGCTGCCAGAAGTGTAATACAGGTTGAACATATTCAGGACGATGCTATCTCCGTTGTTCATCACGTAAAAAGCAGCCTTTCCCCAAAAGGGCGCGACCTGTTCTTTTCCATCGATGCTTCACGAAAGTTAGAGTGGTTGGACATTGACCCGGAAAAATACGCAGGCAACGAGGCTACATTTTGTGTACAAGAGAAAATGACAAAACAGGCACGGGCGGCTGATATCTTAAGCGTTATGCTTGCGGATGGTCCGATGCCCGTTTCTGAAATCCACGCTATGTTTCATAAAGAAAACATCAGTGAACGGACTATATTGAACACAAAAAGGTTATTGGGAATCAAGTCTTTCAAAAAAGATGGGGCTTGGTATTGGCAATTCCCGAAAAGTTCCGCAGAAAAGTAAGAGGGTAAATTTATGGCAGACATTCAAGCGAAGGAGCAACTTCGACGGGTTTATCAGAGGGTGGACGAAAGCACAAAAACTTTCATTCCTGCAAAGCCGAAAGCGGATTTGTATGGTGAGGGTCATATT